AATGTTATCAAAGAACTCTTTCTTTGTACCAGCATCATCTTTAAATGCACCACGTAGTACAGTTGTTTGTGTAAGACTACTAGTTGCCATAATGCCTCGGTTCTCACAACAGCCGTGCGTTGCTTGAATGTAGACACCTAAGTGTTCTGCATCAGTTGCTAGTTGTATTTCACGAGCAATATCATTTGCAAGTTCTTCTTGTAGTGTACCGCGTCTAGCACACCATTGTGCAATACGTGTGTACTTAGATAATCCAATAAGTTTATCTGCTGCAATAATACCAATGTATGCTACACCTGCTACTGGCTGGTGATGATGCGAACACATACTTTTTAGCTCACTGCGTACTACTAGCATACCTTCATAACGTTCATCACTATCATTTGGAAATGCTGTTGCACTAGGCGCCGCATCGTAGCGTCCTGCCATAATCTCGTTGTAGTACATTTTAGCAAGACGCTTTGCAGTGCCTTTACTATTAGGATCATTATAACGATCAATTAGTAGTGCGTCTAGTACACCTTCAAAAGCAATTGCTGCTTCGTCAATTAATTCTTCTTTATCACCATTTTGTAGTACTTCGCTGATATTATCTCCCGCCCAGTAGCGGATGCCAGCTTCTTCTAACTTTGTCTTAATCTGTAGTGTTTTACTCATTTAATTCTCCGATGTTTAGGCAGTGGATTGCCGGTAATAATACAATGCACAATATAACTTATATTATACATTGTATTTAGGTTTTTGTCAAGTACTATATAAAATATTTGTTTAACATTTCAAGGCGGTCGTCTGCTGACGCCATTGCATCCAGTTCTTTTTGAATTGTTTCAATAATATCTGAATGTTCCCCAATGCCTACAACTTTTTGCATATAAATTTCAACATTAGTTTTGTGCAATTCAATCTCAGCTTCAGCGTGTTTTCTCATTGCGTTAATCATCTGTTCCTTCAAGTCCATAATTCCTTTCCTTAGTATTTTTGTTTAGATGGAATGACGCCTCGTACGCCACCTTTCGGATCTTCCATGTCTCCATCACGACGGAAGATTAAATGTACATGCGGATACATAACTGTCTGACCCGCACTTGTACCTATATTTAGACCAATGTTGTAACCAGTAATATTATTATTGGCTGTATCAACATTTTGTGTTCCCATTGCTGTTGCAAATCTAAAACACTTTTCTGCACTATCTTGATCGTTCACTTTAGGAACTATTAATAAGTGTCCTTCTGTTACAGGATACGCATCTTCAAAAACTGTAAAGTCTCTAGTATCAAGATATACAGTTGTCCATGGTGCTCTACCATCTTGCAGAGCTTTCTCTAATGTATCAAGCATCATTCTTGTAAATCTCCAGGAGTTGTGTCATCACCTACTATTCCATCGTAGCCTTTAAATCTATAGTATACTGTTAGCTCTTCGCCGTCAGCAACAGGAATAACAGTATGCAATGTTCTATCGCCTTTATCTGTGCTAATGTAACAGTTAGGATTTTCTGAATGGTTAATAAATCCACCAAGGGGCGTTCTTACCCATTCGTGTCTATCTCTATTGTGTACTAATACGTGCGTATCGCCAAATACAGTACCGGCATTAATATTAGTCGTAGCATGTAATCCTAGACCATCTATTTTACTTTGCTTAATTGTTAAGCCTTCTGGTAACGGTCTGTATGTAAAATCGTTAAATGTTTTGTTTGTATTAAGCATCATACTTGCCTACTATTTCCCAAGGATACACAAGCCATACATCTTCTTCTGCTTTATTAATTTCGTGTGCAGAGTAACGTACACTATCAAATTCACTAGATAGGTTTTCAGTTAGTGTAGCAAACCTTACATTTGCAAGCTCGCCGTTCCACACAGTATTCCACCCATCGTATTCCATCGGCATACAACTTGCCATCCAGTCTTCCTTGATCCAATTAAAAGTGGCACCAGTATCGTTAATATCATCTACAACAAGAATCTTCTTACGTTTACCAATGTCCCAACGACTTTTAGTAGTAACACGCTCTTCTTCGTTAACATATCCAAATGCATCTTCTGACATCCAGAAATTACTTTCAGGCCCAACTTCATCGTCACGTAAACTTACTTTAAGTGCTTCGCAACGAACGTCTAACATGTTGCTTAGTATAGTCGCAGGCACATTACCACCACGAGTAATACCTACAATATAGTCAGGCTTCCAGTTATCTTTTTGCATTTGCATTGCAATATCAATACACATTTTTTCAACATGACGCCAACTGTAATAATGTTTCTTAATCATAGTAATTATGTATTCCTTGTATATTCGTTAACTATTTCTTCTTCTGTCAGTTGCTTGCCGATTGTTCTTTGTGTACCGTCTTTTAAAGTACGTTCGATTACGCCGCTGTTATATTCAATATCCACAACACCGCCTTGCTCAAAGTCTTCGGGGTTTGTTTCATACCACAAACTTGTAAGGCTATGTGCATGAATAGACTTAACCTTTCCAGCCCATTCTATTGCTTCTAACTTCACTCTTTGATTTTCAACTTCTTCGTCATATTCACTCATTTTACTATTGCTCCTTAGTAAGGTACTCCTTACTATCTATCCACCTATAACCAACGCTTTGTACAAATGGTACAAAGCCCCATGACTGTGCTTTCTTACCCATATAGAATAAACTCCAACACGGTATTTCGTTACCGTCTGCATCTTTACCCAATGTTAAGAAATGTAAATCATCTGACCCGCGAAGTCTAAAGTGTCCTGGACCTCGCCATGTTCCTGTTGATCCTACTATAGTACCTTCTCGAGAAATACAAGGAGTATGTTCCCAGTAGCCGCCTTTTAGAATTAGGGTGGCATAACTCCACGGATGATTGTGTAATACAGGTTCATCGCTTTTTAAAACTTTGTGTAATGTAATGTTAAAAGGAAAGTTCTTTCTGTCCTTTAGAAACAAATACCAACGAACAAGATAAGGTTCGTTACTATCTCTATCTTTAATTACACGTTTACGACCTTTAAAAAATCCAAACATTATGCTGACTCTTTCATTATGTCAAATGTTTTATACTTTGCAAGTTGCGCCGCATACGCATCTTTTAGTTCTTTTAGTTTAGGATACTTGGCTTCCATGTCTACGTCACGTTTAAGTAACATTAGTACATCACGCATCTCGTCAAGTTCTGATAGAACATCTCTACCTTGTACTTCAAAAGTGCCATCCACTGTGATCATCGATGCTTTGGCGGAAACGTCATCTGTCCATATACTACTGTTAAGTCCAGTTATACTTGATGTAGTAATTTGACCGGAATTAACCGTACTAGATCCCATACCATTAGTACTGTACACATAGTCTGCCGGTGACCCACTAACAGTTATAGTTTGGCTACTATTCATTGTTAATTGCCTTATATAGTTCAGTTCCGCTAAAGAACTCTTTGTTAAGTAACTGACGTTGCTTTTCAAGGCTAACCAAATAGTCATTATAGTTCTCCATATAATCACGTATCTTGGATACAATTTCGCCTCGATATTTTACATATTCGCTATAGTCTTCAGTCCATTTACTAGGATATTTAAACTCTGGCAACGACATTTCACTGTAGCTCAGTCTATCAGGTACCATAGGAATAGCATCTACTAATGCTCCTTCATACCAACTAATGCCAAGTGTTTCTTGCAAGTTCGCACTAAACACCATTTTAGCTTCGCCTAATAAATTATGATATTCATTTTTTGTAAGTTGTTGATCTTGACATACTACAAATTCATATTCGGGAAGGTGATGCGCCAAGTCATTAAAGATTTCAACTTGCTTCTCAGGAGCAACACGGTGTGGAAACAAGATTAAGTCTCGCTTCTCCATACCTTTGTAGCTAATTAAACTATCTTTTAGATACTCCATAGGCCAGCCAACTTTAATTGCTTTGTCCATATCAACATTATAATTGTCCATCATAGTATCTGTAAACAAGTCAATATGAAAGTCTGTAGCAAAGAAGTTGTCATCATAACATTCATACATTGCCATCTCAGCATGTCTAACCCACGGTTTGTCACCTATTAGTCTACCTAAGAAGTCTTGTGGATCGTAACTACCGGCATGCCATAAGCCACCAATAGTAATGTTAACACCTAGTAACTCTGCCATATACTTTAATTGTATAACAGTAGGGTTCCAAGCATCTGTGTATAAGAAATAGTCCCCATCGGCTACTTGTCCATTACAGAACATTTCACCGATAGTTTCTAGTTGTTTACTTTTGTAAACGTTTGTACCACCGAAGTTGAGAAACGCCCCAGGCGTAGTTGCCTGAGGAGTCTCACCGCCACTAATAACATTCACATTAACATTTGTAGATCGTTTGAGCTGTGTAGGAAGGTAATCCTTCCATTGCTTGGTATAGCGTGTGTCTACAGCTTCAATGTCTACAATGTGAACAGTCATTAGAATCTCCGTTTGTTATTAAAGTTCTTACCTGAAGAACGAGTTTTTGATTTAAGGTGATTAACATGCCTTTGATATGAACGCCATTGGTATGATCGTTCGTTATACAAATCCTTTTCATTAAAATGAAAAGCCACGTTTTTAGCATCGCCCACGTAGCGACAAAAGTCCTTGAAATTTTCCAAGTCTCGAAAAACTTTGTCATAGGCTTGCTTATTAAAGTCGATTGCCATTTTTTAATATCCTCTATCAATAGCATTTAGGTGGTTGGTGAATATTTTATTGTGCAGCCGTTTTCGTTGTCTTCTGCAACGCTAATTTCTACAAACCGGCCAGGGTACTTTGCAGAAATTTCTTTATACAAGTCGTCTGCCATCATCTCGCAGCTCTTGTAATCTAGATCAAGCACTGACGAACTATTGTCAATGTTTTGATATAATCGTTCAAGCCAACGCTTGAACTGGATGAATTCGATGTCTCTATCGTTGTGGAACACTTCGATGCACACCCGGAAATGGAAGATATGACGATGAGGAACACCAAGGAACGAAACATCGTCCCAATCGCCAGTTGCCAATTTTGGATCACTATCTGCTCCTGGATATTTATGAACACCTTCTTTAGTAAAGGTTACCCATATACTTCTTTCAGCATTATTTAGTGTAGTTTCCATATTCATTTTATTATTGTCCTCTCGTGTTCTACGTAACATGTAATCATAATAACGTTCTTGCATAGTATTAGTATACTTTCTTTATAACGGTTTGTCAAGTGAATATTTACTCCAATCAGTAAATTTTTCTCTGTCCATTAGGTCGTGTAGGCTATGGCACCAAACACCTGGGTTAGATGCTTTAAAGTCTTTGTCGTCAATTTTAATCATTGCATTGTATCCCCACTGTTTAATGTAAGGAACTACAACACGAAGTTGTGGAATAAAGTAATCGCTTTCGACTAGACCACCATCTAAAAACCATTCTAAGTTAATAGTACTAGGAATATCTAAACTACATAAAATACCTTGATCAGTAAAAGCACGGATCATTAGATCCCAGTCTTCGAAGTTGTCTGATGTTACAGGATTATAACTATGATTAGCACCAAAGAAGATGTGTTCGCACTGTTCGTTTGTATAGTGTTTCATAATTTCGTTGTAGTTTTGAACATCAGTAACAAACAATGTTTTCATATCAAACGCAGGAGTCTTTTCAACTTCTACACCTGTAAAGAATATCGGAGTATCACTTACACCTGTTTCATAATCACGTTTCATATTGTTTTTAGCCTCGTTTCTAGTCGATGTATTTCGTCTTTATACCAAAGTTTTTTAGTTTTTAATCGGTTAATTTCACTATCGCTTGCAAATGTATTATACATGACTTTTATCTCTTCGTCAAGTGTTCTATGCTTTTTGTATAGCTCTTGTAAATAGCCTGCTATTTTATTGTGTTCATCTGTGAAGTTGCTCATCTGTCAATTCCTCTAACTTTGCTTCATCAAATTCAATATCGTCAGCTTCTGTTTCAGGCTGATCAAATAGCTTATCAAACATTGGCTTAGCGGATATTGTCTTCTTCCCAATCGCGCCGCGTGTGCCTGGAACTTGCATCCAAAACGGTCGATACTCTACAATCTTAGCTAACGATAGTTCTCTAGTAGGTTGTTCAAAAACTTCGTTAATCATGTCTCGTATTGTTTGTATTTGGAACTTACTACCCATTAACATCTTAGGATTGTTGCCAGCATCGTATTGTCTGTTAGCTTCTTGTACAGCATTTATATGAGTCCATACATTATGACCCATTTGTATAGCATAACTAAAACTATCCCAACTTGTAGAATCTCTGCCACGTACAGTTGTGTTACCATCAGCATCTAATAAAGGGTTACCGGCTTTGTCTAAATCAACTCCGCCTTTAAGTACTTTAATAGTACCAATCTTATTAACATCACCAACAGAGTATGTACAAATATCATTAACTAATAGTCCGTCACTTAATGGACTATCTTCAAATGTTTTAAAGATACCGTCTTGTAGTGTTGCATCTTTAAATGTACGTGTGTCAGTTGCATACTTTAGTTCGTCTACACTAGGCACCATTCGGTAAGTCCACTTACCTTGTACAGGCGTTTCAACTGATGTATAAATCTGTCCATTTGCTGTAGCAAGGAACGGACTAGCACAATCAAAGGTAACCATAAACGTTGGGTTATAGTGCTTACGTACAGCTCGTTGTACGTCTGTAAGCAACGTTGCCCACTCTAGTTTACTTGTGCCTAGGAAGTGCATTACATCGTGTATGCCGCTTTGTAGTAAGCCATCGTAATGACATGTAACAATACGTTTAAGCAATAGTTCAACATCGCACATGTTCTGACCACCCATTGACCACCCATTAAAGTGATTGTCTGGATACTTAACTGGATCGCAATAGTCTTTCATTTGCTCATACCAGTCTTCTGCGTCAGCAAAGTTTTCACCTTGTAAAACGTTTAAGAACTTGCATGCGCCTGTTCTGTGTTTCATCCAATAGTCATTGTTAATGCGTGTTGCTACAACAGCTTCCTGATATGTACTAATACCCGTTGCTTTTGCACCAGCCGGTGAACGTGCTACCCAGGCTGGAATATCAAGTACCATGCCATAGTCCATATAGGCGTCCATCCAACGAAGAACACCATCACGTTTCTTTTGTGCTTTAGGACAGTTAGGATCTTTCCAATCACCTTCCCAAACACCCTTACCAATCTGGAAGCCACCGCTATCGCCTAGTAACCAAGTGTTTTCTCTATCTCTATTCCTTACCATGTCTTCTTTAGGGCTAAACTTGTTAACATCTAAATCAGCATGTCCTGCAGAGTAGAGCGTCCACTTGTACTGGAACGCTCCTTCTGTTTTATTAAGATAGTTAAGACTTTCTACACCATTCTGGAAGTTAGATGGGATACGAGCATCTTCAATGTAAGGACCTTTGACAGGATCAGGATGACGCTGCTTGCCTACATAAGTTGCATAGAAGCCACTAAGTGCGGGCAAGAAATGTGCGTAATCGTTTTGTGCTGTGGTTAGGTCTTTGTTCATGCCTACTTACTCTGCGCCGGAAGGATGTAGTCGTACTTGACCATGCCGCTATCTACAGTAATCATCATTGCACCTTGATCACTAATGCTCATTGTTGCATCACCGTCAAGACTTAAAATGCTTTGCACTTGCGCTACAGGCCAACTCCATGTATGCTGTAGTGTACCTTCAACTCCATGCTGGAATACAAACTCGCCTGCGTGTGTACTTGCATCACCAAAGCTGAATACTAAGTTACCGTTGTCTGTCTTTACATTAAACGTAGGCTCTTCGTTGTGTGCTGCACTCATTAACTTCATACGTGCAATACTAGCCATACTTGGGTTAAGTGTAACATTCCATGATGCACCTTTAAACGTAACAGTCTTAAGTTTTTCTTCAATGATTGCTTTGTTCATAAAGCGATAATCATTTTCAAAGTCACCTGCCGCATTTTCAAAGTGAATATGTGTAGGAATAACTTCGCCGTTGCGTTCTGCTTGGATAACATCAATCTTTGCATCTTTCTGATACTCAGGATTTTTTAAATGCAAACTTAGTTTATCTAAGTTAGGCATACCAAATGTACCTGTAAACTCTGCAACAGGATTATTTGTCGATGCTGTTAAAATAACAGATCTATCTTCAGCCATGCTTTCGACTAAAGTCTTTTCGTCACTAGTTACTTTCACTATACTTAAAAAGCCTAGTGCGTGTGTGTGGGCTACAATGTCTTGTAAAATATCTTTCATAGGGGTTCTCCGTTTGTAATGTTTATTATATTGCCTTTATCTTCTTTTGTCAAGAAGTTTTCTATAAAGTATTTAGGTTTCCAGCCTAAGTCCTTAATTTTTTTTGTATTAGCACATGTAAATGTCCTTTCTCCCGGTGTATTTAGGCGAACTGGCACATTAGGTGCTAAGTCTTGAATACGCACAGGTGCGCCTGTGCCTATATCAATTGTTCCATTTACGTGTGTTGCTTTAATTAAAATTTCAATAGCATCAAGAACATCTTGTAAATGTACAAAGTCTCTATGGTGCGTAGTTACATATTCTAATCTGCCTTCGCGTAACTTTTTAAAGAACATATTTTCTCGCGGACAGTTATCACTATACACAGTATGAAAACGCATACCTAATGTATCTGAATAACGTTCGGCAAGTTCTTCTAGTACGTACTTAGACGCCGCATAAGGGTTCAAATCGGGCTCGTAAGCACTTGAACTACTTGCGTACAGTATACGTGTATCCGCATACTTTTCAAACAGTCTACGACTTGCTTCGATATTGTTCATCCAATATCCTGCGGGGTCTGTTAAACTTTCACGTACTCCGCTTTTGCCTGCTAAATGAATAACTAACTCAATGTCCGCAGGCCACTTATCATAATACAATAAATCTTGATCTATTGAATCAGCAATATCTATTGTATGGACTTTATGATTTAATCGTGCAAGGCGTGTTAATAACGCACTTCCAATAAACCCTTTATGTCCTGTTAATAAAATGTTCATTTGTTTTTCACTACACTTTCACGTAAATGGGATGATGAAAATCTGTGATCTCTGTTGTTAAAGAATAATTCAATATCACGTTTACGGCAAATATCTTTACCAGTAAACTCTTTATCTCTATATTCTTCACCTAGTATACGCACATTAATAGTATACAGTTCTAAAATATCTTCTAGATCCTGTTCTGTACCGTACGGAATAATTTCATCTACGTAACTTACAGCCTTTAATTGTGTGTATCGTTCTACAACAGTTTGGATAGGTGCATTCTTTTCAGGTCTATCTGAACTTGGGTCAACTTGTAACCCGCATATAAGATAATCACATTGTTCTTTTGCTTCACGTAACATTTGTACGTGTCCTGCGTGTAACAAGTCAAATGCACTACATGTAAATCCTACCTTCATAGTCTACTCTTCCCATTCATGATTTTCTGCTATTGTCTTTAGCATTGCAATTAATTCTTCAACAGTAGTTAGATCCTGTTCACTTTCTGTATCTACTTCTACTTGTATATTAATTTTCATATTATTCTCCGAAATCAAACAAACTTGTAAACGTATTATGTCGCTTAGTATCTTCTAATGGATAGTTTAGCACACCAATTAAGTTGTCTAGTTTGTTATCAATAATAGTCTCCGCCATTGCTGCATCATCAAACGGAAGTTCTTTAAACCATTCTGGAATACGTAACTCGTCAGTTGGATATGCAACACTAGTATAACCTAGCGGATTCTGTTTTAATTTACAAACAATAACTTTCATACCGTCAACGATCTCTTGCGAATATTTGTCGCCGTTCATACGTTTTAATGTATTCCAGTTAATGCTTGCCCGTACATGCCCAGGCATATTTGCCTTGCCTTGTTTTTCTTCTAAGCGTCGATAGTGTCCAACTTTGTTTGCACGTTTTGGACTACCTTTCTCCCAACCAGGTCGATTACTAAACTCCTGACGGAATTGTGTAATACGCTCTAGCACATCTTCTTGCGGCTTATCTGTAAGCACCATAAGTAATAGTTCACTTAAAAACTCTTGCATAAACACAGGTGTATCTGATCTACGCAAGTCTAAGCCCATTGCTTTTACCTTACCAGCCTTACCATCAACGTCTGTTCTAAACCCTTCGTTGTCAATGACTAGTGCCGCATAACGCTTCTTAGTAATAAACAACCCCGACTGTGCAATAATTTCACGTCCTGCAGCAATAACATCACTACGAGTTGTTGGACAATGAAATGCGTCTGCCATAAACTTTGGAAACGTTGTGTTTGCTTGTTCGCATACTTGATCCATAAGTGCAATACACTTTTCTTTAGACCATTCAAGTTTACCACTATCGACATCATCTTTTAACATAGGCCAAGCACTAAAGTAACATGAGTCAGTATCGCCATATACCATAGCCTTGCCAACATGATCATACTCGCCTGTAATACAGTTGTTTACTTCAGCACTCATGTGTTTAACAATAAGTCGGCCAGTAAGTGTAGTTGATTGACCAATACGTTTATCAAAGAATCTACAACCAGGATTAAGAATAGCACCATACAAACTGTTCAAGTTAATCTTCTTAACCAACTGTCGCTTGTCCCAGTACTCGATCTCAACAGCATTACCTGCATCTTTTGCTTTCTTTAACATCTTCTGCATATCTTTACGTTCAGCATACCAACGTTTTAGTAGTCCAGGAATAACACCTTCAAACTCTGTAGTAAAGATTGTACCGTTACTACTAAGCATCCACGGATTATGATTATCAAATACTAATTTGTATATCTCTGCTCCGCTCATTACTTCTGTTTGGCCATTTTCAAAGTCTACAGTAAGTGCAATGTCTTTGCGTTGTTCCATAACAGCTTCGTATTCTTCTGTACTAAAGCGACCTTCCCAACTACCAGCAAAACTCTTCTTCTTTAAGAACATGTCTTCATGTACACGAGCATCACTAATCTCTGGACGTATCTGTCCAACAATAGTTTCAGGCGCCATATTTAATGCACGAATCACTGAAGGATACAGTGAGTTCAAATCCATTGACGCAACCCATTTGTGCAAACCCTTTTTAGGAAAAGCAACATATGCGCCAGCTGCTTGTGTAGCTTCGTCGTCACGCTTTTGTCTATTAGGAACTTGTAAGCCCCTGTTGTGTGCTTCGTTAACAATGCCTTGTTCAGTAACAGCAACAGCCCCCATAGTAGTCTGTAGTAACACAGTGTTTTCGTGTGCAACAGTGTTACTTAGATCAATAAAGCGTAGCTTCTTGTCTAGTTTGTCTAGTAGTGCGGTATCTTGTATGTTATATTCAATAAACTTACGAAAGTCATTGTTGTATAACTGATCAAGTGTGCCTTCGTATGCAACTTTCTTTTCACCTACTTCGATTTCACCAATAGCATCTAATCGATATGTGTGACGTTCTTCATATGTGTACTTACGATATAAGTTCAAGCTATCTAAGTGTACACGCCCAACTAGATCAAATGTTTGACTTAGTTTGCCATACTTTTCGTACTCACGCTTCTTAGGAAGTTGTCCCCACAAGCAGAATCTACGTGTGTCATCTTTGCTTAGTACGCGACTAGTTCTGTTTACAGTATAAGGAATATCATAACCCTCACTGTTCCAGCCACTAAGTACATCAGCGTCTTCGATTAGTGTTAAGAAAGTGTCGATCATGTCGCCTTCTTTCTCAAACAACATTACATTGTCAATGCCTTCAAGTTCTGCTCTTGCTTGCTCCATAGTAAGTGTCTTAGGAGGAACAGCAATACACACCATTGTGTCAAGCCATTGCAAATATACACTTATAGAAGTAATAGGCATAAACGGATCACTAGGATCAGCAAAGCCTCGCTCTGGATCGAAGTCAGTCTCGATATCAAAAAAGGCAATGTTCATCTTAGGACCATCTTGGTTAAGATAGTTTTCACTTAAACATTGGAAGATTGGATTGATGTCGCTTTCGAATAGTTGCTTATCTCTGTTAATAGCAACTTCCTTGCGAAAGTCTTTTGTGTTTTTACAAACAATACGACTCAGTGGGTCGCCGTATACACTTTTATACTTGCCGCGTTGGTCTTTATAGTAAAAAGTATACTTTGCTTGATATTCACGGTATTCTCTTTTACCGTCTTTGCGTTCTACAACTCTGATGATGTCAGAGTCGCGATCAAATAGTGCGTCTACGTAGCTCAATTATTTCTCCTTCGTTGCTTATGGCCAACTTAACCATCTACATGCCTAGCTATTGCTATTGGCGTTATATAATATATAGTCTACTAAGAGCTATGATGTTCATCATAATGAACCAACCTGTAAGTATTAATACCCAAGGTAGGCCACGTCTATATGCTCCAAAGAAACTTGCACAACTTCCTACAAAGTAGAACGGTATGAAGATATCTGGTCTTGGAGTAAGTACTGTCCATGTTAATATAGAGCTACCTATAATAACAGCAACAGCACCTAACATCTCTGCGTAGTGTGCGACTGGATCAGATGCAAGACTATTATTCCAAAAGTCTTTAATAGCTTGCAAACTATTTGTCCTTGCCGACAGTTACGACTAATGTTTCAAGATCGTCGAACTCATCGGAAACTCTTTCCCAATCACCTTTTTGTGCAATTTTAATTGCTTTGTTAATTAAACTTGGTTTAATATCAAGCTCTTCTGCTACAGCCTTAACTGTATCTTTTAGACCTGCTGTAAGGTCTTCTACTTCCTGATAGACTGTTACGCCTTCATTTACTAGTCTTTCTAATTTTGCCTTTTCATCGGCACCGAATACACGACTTCCCATATAGGATTCTCCTTTAGTAGTTTATATACTATTATACGGTCTTATGAAGGGTTTGTCAAGAACTTTTTTCGTTTAATTTACGATAAAGCATTTCTTTGATAGATTCCTGAGTAGGATCTTGCTTGTACTTTTGCTTACGAGGTAAAACTTTTGTTTTATCTGTATGCGAACCGCCTGCGCCACTAGTACGTAGTGCTTCTAGATCTTTGTATCCTGTATTGCGCGGCTTTGGTTTTTGTGGTCTTCTGTTCTTTTGTGCCTCGGAATTATACATCTTCTTGCTATTTGCCTTTTTAATGAGTATTAATAGTTCTTTTTTTAGTGCAGGGTCGTTAAGTATGTTCTGTATAGAACTTGAATACTTATCAGCTACACTAGTTGTGCCTGTAGTTGGTTTATCTTTACCTTTACCGCCAAATGTCTTATCTGCCTTTTTTGCTAGGTCATCTTTGCCTAGACCAACAGTGCCAAGATTGTTGTAATTCTTATATCCCTTTTTAAAGGAATCATATGCACTATCAGGAGCTTCATCTGTTTTTTCACCAACTAGTTTTCCTCTAGCAGGATGCGGCGTTTCGTTTCCGCCCGGCTTGCTCTTTTTGTTAAAAGCATCTTTGCCTTTAAGTTGTCCCGGACTTCCAGTCTTATAACCTTCAGTTAGTGTAACACCTGCTAGTTTAGCAAAGTCGTTTACACTGTAATCTCTGTCCATTTGCAATGAACCTTCTGCGACTTGCGCACTTTCATACATAGTGTTACTAACAGTTTCAACTGGTGCTTGTTGCGCATGACCAAGATCAGCCATTAGCTTTGCTTTGTCCTGTGCAGGGTCAGTTGGTTCTATTTGAAACAGTTTCTTTTGAAGTGCGTGAAAATCCATGTTATGCCTTTACACAATTGTCGACAGTCTTGCCGCCTTTTTGTTTAGTGCCCATACGCTTGTAGCCTTTCCAGCATACTTTGCCGTCAACACCTTTTTGCTTTTCTTCTGGAAGTGTTTTGTAACTTGTGTTACCACAGTCTGAACACTTAGCAACAGCTTCTGATAATTTGTCAGCTAACGATTCTTTATACTTTTTGTTTTTCTTAGCACGTGAACCACGTTCCGGAAGTGCCCGCTTACCTTCTTCTACTTCTGCTTTACCGCTTGAAATACCATCTAGTGCATCAGGAGCCATTGCTCCGTCATCAGCTTCTTGATAGTCTAAGTGATGATAAACAGAACTTAAATAGTCTGAAGCTTTGGTAATCTTTGCTTGTACCCAACCTTCTAAGCCTTCTGATTCACTTACGCCTTTAAGCATCTCGTGTAACTTGATTGAATACTTAGCGGCCTTGTATAACTCGGCACGTGCCATTTGTACTTCGTGGTCTTGCTCAGCCTTATCAGCTAATTCGCCTAAACCTTCTGTTAAATCTTTTTCTCTCATCAGTAACTCCTACTAATATATATTTATCTTTTTGCGACCTTGCCGCCAATTAAATTGTTTTTTATATCTAAAGCGTTTTTAGCTGTTCCGTCTGGATTAGTTGCTTGTGGTGCCTTAGGTAAACCATTCTTGCCTTTTTTCTTGCCTTTAGCATATGCATATGTAGGGTTTACTACACTAGCAACACTACCTGAGCTAGTAGCGCCTGCGCTTGCTGATTCTGCAACACTAGGATCATTACAGTTGCAATGTTCACAATCTGCTGAGCATTTACAATCTTCTCTTTTAGTATCAGCACCACAGCACTTGTCTGAACAGTGTGTGTCTTTTTGTGATTCAGTTATTATTTCATTTATTTTCATGTCTATCTTCCAAAATGGTTTTCATTACGTTTGTTGCGGTGTGTACAAATAAACTAGGCGCAACACCATGTATTACTAGCGCCGGGATAACTAACTGCAATTGGATCGCTGCCTTTAAAGCACCCTTCATATGCTGAAACTTAGTTTCGCCAACTTCTTCTAAATGTGTTTTGCATTGTTTACTAAACATTACTTCTTGCCACCTTTCATGTTTGCACACCAGTGATACATTCTTGCTTTTTCACCTGATGCTTTCTTAGCACGTTTACGTAGTGCTGTAACACTTCCGTTACAACTAGCGCCGGACTTCTTTACTCGTCCTGGTCTGCTTTTACCCTTTTTTTTACCGTCTGCAAAGTTTTCTGCAATTACTTCTTCTAATGAAGTATCAATCATTCTAACAGTTGCAAATTCTTCACCCATAAGTCTTAGTGCATCAAACCTATGATGTCCGTTTACTATACGTCCTTTAGGATCAATAGTTAAAGGACTATAGTTACCGTCTTTTACTTTAGTTAATTGCTTTTCGAGTTTGCGAAAGTTTCTATTCTTTTGTACACTACGTAACTTATTTAATTTAATTTTACCTAGTTTACCTTGATCTTTAATTTGCGGAGGTGCTTCACCACCAGTCGGAGTGTCATCGTAGTGTGCATCTTGATAACCCGATGCATCTTGTGTGTCATAACCAATACGGTTAAGTTGTTTCATAAGATACTTCATTTCTTTTTGCCCAGCGTATGGGGCAATCATAATATCAGGTTCATCAACGTTAGAATTGTCAGGCACACTTTTTAAGTTAGCTAAGTTAGTTCCAATCTTTAAAAAATCATATGCTGTATCAGACTTTGTTAAAAAAGTATTCTTAGGATTAGCAATCATCTTGCCTTCACTGTACTGAGCTTTACGTTTAGCAATAGTTTTTTTACGTTTGAATTGCGGTGTCTCTAATGCAGCCATTACTTCGTTGTAGCCTCTAAGCATACTCATAAATGCATCATATCCGGTACCACTTAACACTTTCTCAACACCGTCTGCATTGTAGTCCATGTTATCTTTAAAGCCTTCTAATCTTGTTTTTAATCTATTTTTTAAGCCGTCGAGTGTATATACGCCTACGCCTTTAACCCATATTTCTAAATTCTTTGGATCAAAGTCTTTTACATCATGTATGTCTGCATACTTGCCTTCTGAAAGGCCCAAGTTAAACAATACGTTAGTACTCTTACCTTTTACTTTTTTGCTTAGTGTTGGCGGAACTCCGTCTTTGTCTACAGTGTTGCCAAACTTTGATGCTTCTTTAGGAATCTGATTAGTATCAACATCAACTGTAGTGTTAACGCCTTTTACGATTCTTCCGTCTTCTGATATCTCTTGGAACTTCATTTCTTTTTACGGCCCCTAAATTGTGTAGCACCTGTCATATAAGGTTTGCTGAACCAAAGTTTAAACCACTCTTGGTCTCCTGGCTGTAGTCCCATCTTCTTTTCTTTTTTCTTTAGCGCCGCAGCTGTTTCGCTAGGATTTTCATCAATCTTATATTCAGAATATCCTCTAAATTCACCGACGCCTGCTAGACGTTTTATGTCCTGTAGCTCATCCATCAGCGCGATCTTTAATGCCCATGCCGTTACGTACAGCATCGTACATTGCCTGTGCTAGTTTAGTATTTGGAACGCCTTGTGCAAATGCCTTTAAGTTGCCCTGTACAGCAGCCTGACGCATCTTACTTGCGCTCATACCTTCTGCACCATCTGCATCAGGATCACGTTCGCCTGCACTTACAACTTTTAATGTGTTAAACTTAAATGGTATCTTTCCTGTTTTATCAGGTTGGCCATTGTATGTATCAAACAGCTTTTGAAAGCCATCTACTCTGTCGCTGCCTGCAACAAAGATTAAATCTGTATATCCTAAACTTTGTAACTTTTCTAATGCTTGTACAGGTGTACGTACACTTTGATGACCGATGTTAATGCCTGGAAAGAATTGCTTTGCAAACTTTAATTTAGTTGCAAAGTCTAATGGATCTGTTTTAGGCTTTTGTGTTTGACTAAGAAACAAGTAATGATCGCCTTCATGTTTCTTTATTTGATCAACTAACTTACTATGACCAATAGTTGGAGGATTTAACCTACCAAAAGCAAGAACTGCTTTCTTTGATGGTGCTTCAAACAGCTCTTTGAGAAACATTTAGTATTCCCCTTCTTCAATATTTTTTACTTCGTCTTCTTTAATAGCTTCAATAATGTTCAGTTCGTCTTCTTCTGTAAAAACACCTTGTGAACCACCTAGTCCGTACTCTTCACAATACTGTTCCATTGCACGTTGAACCATTGGCTTTAAAGTTTCTGCAAAATCTACAGCCTGCCCTTTTCTAAACTTATCAGACATACTTGCCATAACAGGGAAGTACTCTTTCCTATAAAACATAGGATTGTTTTTCATATACGTATGACAATCATTTGCCACATTGTATGGCATATCAAAGTCGTCTTTGTTTGCTAATTCAAATAGTTTCATACTAGCTCTCTTTGCTTACGAAATCTTCATACTTAGTTCCGTATGGATTAGATGCTATTAAGATGCTGTCATTTTCTGGCTGATAATCATCTGATTCTGTGTTATCTAATCCGTTTATCTTAGCTAAACGATTGCCTAAATCTCTTATTTGTTCTGCTTCTGACTTTTTTACCATTTTCTACAACTCCAATATCTTGCTTTTGTGCGTGGACCCGGGTTATCACAATTATGTCTTGCTCTAAACGAACGTCTCGCTGCGGGGTTATTCTTCTTAATACTCATTGCTTTACCTTTGACACTGCTACCGCCGTGTCCAAAGTTTACTTTTTTAGTATTGCCTGTCTTAGGATCTTTAACATAAACTTTAAATTTCTTAGTATCGCCTTGCATAGGCTTGCCAAGTTTAACTTTACGACCTTGGTACTCTGCTTCGTCTACTTCTTCATCTTCGTTGTACCACATTTCGCCATACTGTTCGTAAAACTCGTCATCGTCATCATATGTTTCTTCAACAACAGGACTGTCATCTTCTGTTGACACTTCGATGTCAAAGTCTTCATACCCTTCACTAAATAAAAAGTTTGCAAGTTTGTCTGCATACTCGTCTGATTCTTCTTCGCTTAATAATCTTGGTAGCGGTATATGATAGGCAGAACCACCTTGTTCTGTTTCTAATAATTCTGCACCTGGAAAAATACTTTCATCTAAACTTTCGTTTAAATTATTGTTCTTTTCCATTACTACTCTTACAAAATGTTCCATTTTTAAATCCTGCTCTTTTTAATATTTATTACAGTGCTGCTATTCTAGTTTGGTAATCAGCAAAGTCTGTACTTGCTGCTACTAATGCTTTCAAGTCTGCTGTATTAGTATATCCTGGTATTGCCGCATTGTGTGTAACTTCGCCTGTTCCAGCATCGTAACCAAGTATGGTTGTCATTGTTGCACTTCTAATTGGTTTAATTCTTAAACTACTTGCTGTAGTATTTTCTACTGCACTACCTGTTGCGTTGATTACAATTGAGTTTGCGGCTTGGTTAGTTTCACCAGCTAGTCTACCAATTGCTACTGCGTTAGTACCTTGACTAGTTACACCTGCCCTGTCACCTATTGCTACTGCACTATTACCTTGACTTGTAATAGCTGTATAAGCCCCAATTGCTACTGATTGTTCGCCTTGACTTGTTTTACCAGCATTAACTCCAATTGCTACTGATTCGATATTTTGACTAGAATTGCCAGCATTATAGCCAATTGCTATTGAACCGGCACCTTGGGCTAATCCACCTACGTCTGTACCTGCATTAGAGCCAAGTGCAACGTTAATTGAACTTACTGTTAAACTTGCTGTGTCTACTGCGCCAACAATCTTGTTGTTAACTCCGTCTACAAGTAGTGTTGAATCATCGCCAAACACACTACCTACAACATCTGATGTAATATTTCCATCCTCTAGTGCTTCGACACGAGGATATACTTCGTCAAAGTTATCATTAACTTTATCAAGGGCTGAACGTATGCTTTCACCGTCTCCGGTTAATTCGCCTGTTCCTAAATTTATTATTTGCTTTGCCATCTATGTCGCCCTTAATGATTTAATCTTATGCTGTTAACTGTACCGGCAGTCCAATTACTAACATATGCTCTTACCCAAACATAGTTTCCAGTAAAATTGTAGGTTTTAGTGTTAGTAGTAACACTAGTATATTCTACAGAGGTAATGCTTTGAGTTGTAACTAACCCAGTAGTGTCAACACTTTGTTTACCGGAGTCTAAAACTAAAGTAAACCAGTCAGCTTCTACTGGGTTAGTTGCAAGTGTTCCTTGCATAGTTACTGTTCCGATAAATCCGTTAAGATCTACTTGTACGGTGTGTAAACCGTCACTACGTCCGTAGTAACCGTCACCTTTGAATTTGTCTCCAGTAGCTGTCGTTACGACATCGTCTCCTGGATGTGTGTTTGCTGTTAAAATTTCTATACTATTACTTGGCATACTATTATTTATCCAGATCCTGCGTACTAACAATTCTTTGCACGGTCTGAAAGTTGTGTCCGATCAATAAACTTATCAATTGTAATACTTTTTCGTCCCTAGTGTAAAAATATAAACCTGGTGCAAAGCCTTTCGCTACAGCTTCTAATGCAATACGGCCTATTTTTACTTTACTATTGTTCTTTTGTATCCAATTATAAAAGTTTTGATCAATACACCGGTGATTCAATGTAACTCTATATTCAAACCCTGTAGCATGTTCTACAAGAATAACGTTTTTATCTAATTTACATAGGTGTTTTTTGTTAGGTTGCCAATACTCTGCAATACATATACGAGACGACAATTTATCAATGATTGAGATACTGTTAGTATAGATGCTCATACTAGCACCTTCAATTCTAAGTTTGTAATCCTCATGTTTAAAAGAGGAAAACAAACTTAGTGCTATCTTTGCCGTGTTAAAATCATCTGGAGTTACAAATGTATTTTTACTACCAATTGTACGCACAATCACAGCACCGTCGTCTAGCTGAGTTTGCATCCTGTCCAACTCATTACGAGCGTTGTTTAGATTTTTATCTCTAAAGATGCAAGCCAGATGATTCTTTATAACTAGCTTGTAAAGGAACTCATTATAAAACAGTGATTTTGTTTCATAATTCAACAAGGGCTTCCCCTACACATTCTAATTCTAGACTGGTTGATTCCTCCGTTACGTTGATGGTAACAGAACCACCTGATTTAAGATTACCAAACAATAGTTCACGTGATAGCGGACGTTTAATCTCATTATCAATTACTCGAGCTAAGGGCCTTGCACCCATTTTAGGATCAAATCCTTTTTCTACTAAGTAGTCTAATGCTTCATCTGATATCTCAATCTTAATACCTTTATCTTTAACCATGTCTTTAAGTTCAACAAGGAACTTACCAACAATCTTCATCATAATTTCTTTAGATAGTTTCTTAAAGATAATAGTTGCATCAAGTCTGTTTCTAAACTCTGGAGCAAAGAACTTTTTAAGTGCTTTATCTTCGTACTCTAGTTCAAACTCGTCATTAAACCCAATTAGATTTTTCTCTGAATCACTAGCACCAAGGTTAGTAGTAAGGATTAATACACAATTACGTGCGTCTGCTACTTTACTGTTTGAACCGGTTACTTTACCATTGTCCATTAACTGTAATAGTATTTGTGATACGTCAGGGTGTGCTTTTTCAATCTCGTCAAGTAGTAACACACAGTTAGGTGACTCTTGTAGTTTAGTAATTAACTGTCCTGCATTATCATCAAATCCTACATACCCTGGAGGCGAACCAATTAGTTTAGCAATACTATGCTTTTCTTGGTATTCACTCATATCAAAGCGTACAAGATTTACACCTAGTTGTTCTGCAAGTGACTTTGCTGTTTCTGTTTTGCCTGTACCAGTTGGTCCCATAAAGATAAAGCTACCAATGGGCTTGTCTGCTGATTTAAGTCCTGCTTGTGCTACTAAGATTTTGTCTACGATACCTTCAATTGCTTCGTCTTGTCCATAAACATCTCTCTTCATATTAGCTTCAAGATGTGCAAGGTTGCTTGTTTCTTTCTCAGCAATGTTTTCAACCGGCATGTTAATCATTTTTGCAAGTTCAAATTGTATTTCTTCTTCGGTTACAAGTTTTTCTGTGCCCGGATCTTTTAAGTTAAAGCGTGAGCATGCAACATCAATTAAGTCGATTGCTTTATCAGGCAACTTCTTGTCGGTTTGATACTTAACACTTAGTTTTACAGCCGCTTCAATTGCTTGCTCTGTAATTACAGTCTTGTGATAGTCTTCATAGTACTTTTTAATACCACGTAAGATGTCTTTTGCTGTTTCAGTACTTGGTTCATCAACTGTTACACGTTGGAATCGACGCATCAAAGCACGATCTTTTTCAAAGCTCTTACGATACTCTTCCCAAGTAGTTGATGCAACTACTTTCAAGTCGCCTTTAGTAAGTGCAGGCTTCAACATGTTTGCTAAATCGTTTGACTTTTCTTGTCCACCAGCACCAGCACCTTGCATCATGTGTGCTTCGTCGATAAACATTACTGTTTTTCCTTTTTTCTTAAGACCAGCAAGTACTAGTTTTAGACGTTCTTCAAAGTCGCCGCGGTATTTACTACCTGCTAACATACTACCGATGTCTAAGTTGTACACTTCGTAATCTTTAAGGAATTCTGGCACATCGTCATTAACAATTTTGTATGCTAGTCCTTCAGCAATTGCTGTTTTACCAACACCTGGATCGCCAACAAGCAATACATTGTTTTTAGAACGTCGGCCTAGTGCCAGTGCAATACTGTCTAGTTCTTCACTTCGCCCAATGATGGGATCAATTTTATCTTTATATACTTCTTCATTAAGATTAGTAGTAAATGAACGTAGTGCTTTAGCCGCAGCTCCACTCATTTCTTCATCTTCAAAATCTTCTTCTAACTCATTAGAAACATAATCAGCAAATCTATCTTTAGTAATGCCACCTTTTTCAATCCAATATGTTGCAATGGACTTCTTCTCACTTAGTATGCTAATAAACACATCACTTAGTTCAATATTACTACGACCACTAAACAGTACTTGTGTAAACGCTCTGTTTAATACACGTTCTACAGCTTGTGTCTTCTTAGGCTTCATAGGCGCTTCTGTTTTAATTTCATCTAATGCTGTCTTTAGATGATTTTCTAGATTGCTTTTTAAGAAAGATGGGTCAGCGCCGTAACCTTTAATTACATTTTCAAAATTCTCTTCGCATAACATTGCAAACAACATATGCTCTACGGTAATGTACTCGTGCTGAAGTTTTCTAGCGTCATTAATTGCTTTCTCAAATACTAATTGTAGTTCTTTGCTGGGTTCGACCATTATTGTGTTTTCCTAATTTTAGTTTGTTTCTTCTTCGCCATATCAAGTTTCAGCCTTGATACCCGGTTAGTAAATTCTATGCCTTGTAGGTGATCGTACTCATGTAAAAAACAACGAGCATCTATATCGTACAGTTCCATTATACACTCTTTTGCATCAATGTCAAGGAATTTAACAACTAATCCTTTAGGTCTTGCAACTTTTAAATATAAGTCTGGATGGCTTAAACACCCTTCTGGCATTAGTTCAGTGTTAACACTTACTTTATCGATTATAGGATTAATTACAGTAAGCGGAGTATTGTCTTCTAGTAAATGAGGCTTCATTACAAAGATTTGTCCGTTTAGTCCTACTTGGTTTGCACTTAGACCTATTCCGCCTTCTAGTACCATTAAGGCAATCATTTTTTCTGATACATCCTTAGCATCAAATTTGTCAAAGTCAAAAGGGTCTACTTCTGTTTGTAGCCATGTATTAGGTGATTTAATTAGTTTCATTGTTTATTATGTTCTTTATGAGGGTTAATTGCTTCAATACACTAGGATTGCTTATCTTAGGTATAGTAGCTGTTACTATTATATATGCGTTGCCTCTCTGGCCGTTACGTCTGTCAGGTAATCCGTGTTGTGCAATATTAAATCTTCCATTTGATTGCGTTCCAGTAGGCACCTTTAGGTTCAATTGTTTTCCGTCTAGTGTATGTACTATTATACTACATCCTACAATTAAGTCAAGTGCATTTACCTTATATTCTCTATAAAGATGCATTCCTTCTCTTTGCCAGTCTTTGTGATTTAGTATTTCTATCTTAACATGCAAGTCGCCTCGTTGCAGCTGTAAGATATCATCACCTAATCCGCTGTATTTTATAACATCTCCACTACGAATGCCAGGTGGTATTTCAATATCAACTGTTTCTTTCTTGCCAGTTCTTAATGTATAACTAGCAATAAGATTTTTCCCTGTAAGGACATCTTCAAGTTCTATTTTTGCAGCAATAGTAATATCTTTATTACGCCTTGCTGGTTGTTGGAATGGGTTTGAAGTACCGCTTTGTCTAAACATATTACCAAATATGTCTTGCATATCTGGATTTATGTTGTCATACCCAAAGCCGCCTCTGTGTTGATTCTGTGGTTGTGGGTTATCGTATTGTTGACGTTGTTGAGGATCGCTTAATACCTCGTATGCTTCTTTAATTTTGATAAATTCTTTATGGTCACCGCCCTTGTCAGGATGATGCTTACCCGCAAGTCTTCTAAATGCGGTTTTTATCTCTTTCTCAGAAGCTGATTTATGTACGCCTAGTACGGTATAATGATCCATACTAATACTTATTTGTTAAGCGACTACTTCTTGCTAGTTCCGGTGTACAAACCAAACCAAGCAGCACCTGCGCCAACTACGATACTAATTAAACCAGACTGTTCCATTGAAGGAGCAGGTAAGTCCATGTACCAAATTACGCATTTGTATAGTAAGATAATATAAACAGTTAAAAATAGACGTGGAAAAATTCTCCAAGCATCTACAGCTCTAGCCATATCAATAAGCCCTTGATATCTATTCTTAGAACTATCTACAGTAGAAGTGTCTACTTCAAGTTCAATATTTACTTTTTTAGTTTGAGTGTCACTCATTTTTTCTTTCCCTCTAATTTAACAAGACGTGCTTCTAGCTCGTCAATTTTCTTTGTTACGTGTGGATACTTTTTGCGCCAAGCGTCCGTAGGTTGCTCTAACCAAGTCCATCCCCAACGTGTGACTAAAAAGTCTACAGTCAGATCAAACTTAGCATATAGCCATAGTCCTATTCGTGTGCTTTGAAAATATGTTGAGAACGCCAATCCAAATAGCGATCCAACTAAGGCTGTGTAAATCCACAAGCGGTCATCCGCCATTCTTTCAATCATTTCCCACATAGTTTACCCTCTTTTGTTAACTATATGTATTTATTATTATTTACTAAACGTATAGTCTATAATGTACATTGATGAAAGCATGAATCCTAATACGATAACTTGTATTAGTGTGGGTATAACAACGAAAAGGACTAAAGGATCAAAGTCGCCCGTCATCCAGTAGTCCGTTCGATGCCAATTCTTTACTTCGGCAGGTGTAGCATTTTTCATACTAGTTGTTGATTGATGCAGCCATTATTAAAAATGGTAATGCTAATGGAAAAGTCGCTAAAAATACTACTTCTACTACGTTGCAGAACATGCATACTTGCTCGTTTTCTTTTAACCTTAAAATCATTTGTGTCATGTGTGTTTTACTCTCTATGTGTATGTGTTTGTGTTAACCGCCAACAAAGATAACATAAAAACTATCACAAGTGTGCCCACTTCGAGCATGTCTCGAAAAGAATCTATGTCAATTTTCGGAGGTTTCATTCTAACAAAATATATAATAACTTATAAACCTTTATAAGTCAACCATATTTATCTAAATGATATAAAAACGTGTTACTTTCGGTAACGGGGAGAATTTTTTCGAAACTGTTTGTCAGCGTTACGTTGGAAAGACCATTCTAGAAAACGATTCAGTATGTTACTGAACCACTGTCTCATACTATGTGTTCTGTACGAGACCTTTTCGCTGTGTATACTTTGCCGCTGATTGGACTAGTATAAGGTACTTCTGCAAGTCCTTTAGTGCCTTCTTTACCAAATAGTAGATCGAATATAAGCCAACATATACCTGTTAAAAATATTGCAGCAACTAAGCCCGCACTTACAAAAATAACATAAACTAAGGGCGCACTTGTAAAAATAACATCTAGCATTTATGTCCTCTTTTCGCAAGTTCATTACGAATTTTTTGACGTCTTTTAGGCTGTGTGTTCTTATTTTCTAAGGCCTCGGTCAACTCAGACACTAACGTAGACTTCATATAAAAGTGTTCGGTTTTAGCTTTACCAGATTTATCTCTAACTGTTTGGCTTGGTTTAAATTTTAGTGGCATTATTTTGGTCCTCCGTTATGTTGTCTTTTTTCTCTTTTACTATCCCAATCGTTGATAGCTTTCTTAATTGAATCTTCTGCTAGTACACTACAATGTAATTTAATTGGTGGTAAGTCTAAGGCCTCTGCAATATCTTTATCTTTAATTTCTCTTGCTTCGTCAATAGTTTTTCCTTTAAGCATTTCAACAAACATTGTTGAACTTGCAATAGCACTTCCACAACCATATGTTTTAAAAACTACATCTTCAATTTTGTCATCGTCATCTAGTTTAAGTTGTAAACGCATTACATCACCACATGCAGGCGCACCAGTCATTCCTGTCGCTACCTTAGGATCGTTTGGATCAAACTTCCCTACATTAAATTTGTCGGGGTCTTTTAATACATTTTTAAATCTTTTTGTTACTTCTTCTGAATATGCCATAATAATTCCTTAATAATTCCTTAATGCATGTACTCGTCCCAGTTAAACGCTTCCATATCAACGCCGTCTTGGTACATGTCCCATAATGGTGATAGTTGTCTTAATTTCTCAACTACATCAATTAGTGTATCTGCACATTGATCAATGTCTTCAAGGGTTGTTTGTCTGCCGAAACTAAATCTTATGCTACTATGTGCTAACTCATCTGCTCTTCCTAATGCACGTAATACATAACTTGGTTCAAGTGTTGCACTTGTACATGCACTACCGCTACTTACAGCAACGTTTTCTAAAGCCATAATTAAACTTTCGCCTTCTACAAAATTAAAACTAACATTTAGAATGTTCTTAACTTTGTGATCCATACTACCATTTAAGTATACTTCTTCGACGTCTTTAACTCTGTTGTATAGTCTATCATGTAGTATGCCCACATGAGCAGTGTCTTGTTCGAATCTTTCTTTTGCAATTCTAAATGCTTCTCCCATTCCCACAATTTGATGTGTAGGTAATGTGCCACTTCTGTTGCCTCGTTCGTGACCACCGCCATGCATTTGTGCTCTAATTCTTGCACGTGGCTTACGTCTAATATATAATGCTCCAACACCTTTAGGACCATATGTTTTGTGTGCTGATAGACTCATTAAGTGAACTGGCAGTTCTGCTAAATTAATTTCAATTTTACCAGTTGCTTGTGCGGCATCAACATGGAATGTAATTTTCTTTTCAAAGCAAAGTTTACCGATGCCTTCAATATCATTAATTGTGCCAAGTTCGTTATTAATATACATAATACTTACAAGTATTGTATCTTCTCTGATAGCGTCTGCAATCATTTGTGCTGTGATTATACCATTTTCATTAGGTTCAAGATATGTAACTTCAAAGCCTTCGCGTTCAAGTTCTCTACAAGGGTCTAATACTGCCTTATGCTCAATCTTACTTGTTACAATGTGTTTACCATTGGTCTCATAAAATTGTGCTGTGCCTTTAACAGCAAGGTTGTCTGCTTCAGTAGCACCACTTGTAAATATAATTTCTCTTGGATCAGCACCAATAAGATCTGCCACTTGTTGTCTTGCTGTGTCAATTGCTTGATCAGCTCCCCAACCAAAGCTATGACTTCTACTTGCTGGATTACCAAACTCACCATCAAACGTGAGGAATTTAGCCATTAGGTCTGCAACCTTGGGATCGCATGGCGTCGTGGCTGCGTAGTCTAAATATATTCTTTTCATAAATTATTTCACTGTTATGGTTGTATTATAACAAAACTATTCGGACTTGTCAACCTCTTTAAGTTCACTTTCGTAATACTCTTTGTAGGCATCTATAATTTTATTTTGTTTAATCATATATGCACGTATTTGTGCATAGTTTTTTCTGAAGTTCTCGTAGTCTTCATCAGTTAATCCTATTAAGACAGGATCAATGTTCTTTGTTTCTAAATCTTTAAATACTTCTTCTGCGTTTTCTCTGTTAATAATTATCCAGCGAACTTGTTCTAGTTGTGCTGGCTCAGGCAACGGTAAGTCAAGAGGCCTACGTTCTATTTCTGTCTTGAAAATCTCTAACGGTTGTACCGTACTACAACTAGTAAGTAACGTAGTTAGGATTAGCAAGCTCAGGACAAACAGTATTGATCTTTGACTTCTTTGTAGCATTTAATTCTTCCTCCGTTAACTTAGCACCCTGTATAATTTCAAAACAACGTCTTTCGGCAACTTCATCTTTATTTAAAATTCGTTCTATTGACTTTGGCTTTGTTACTGATAACGCACCAATGTCTCGTCTTACACCACTAGCATTTAACTTATTAAACTTTTCGTTTAAGTTTTTGTTAGCGGTTTCTAACATTCTATTTGTGTCTTCGAGGTCATTACGTATTTGAATAATATCCTCGAAGTCTTCCTTTTGTTGTAGTATTACGTCCTGTTGCTCTTGTACAGCATCTTCAAGTTTAATAATATTAGCTTTTGCTGTGTCAAGGTCTTTTTGCAATGCTTTAACATACAAGAAGCCACCTCCAGCTGCACTTATTATTACTAGTATTAATGCTATCCTAAGAGAACTAAACATTTATATGCTTGCCTACTACGTTTATTAGATCTTGAACAGTCTCGATTTCAAATGTTTCTTCTTCAGGAATGTTAATATCTAGTTTATTGCTGACTTGTACAACAACATCAACTATATCTATCTCATCTCCGTCTAAATCGTCTAAAAAGTGGCTAGCTGGAGTAAACGGTTTGTCATCTCCAAAGTGTGCTTTTAATACAGCCATAATATCATCTACATACATAATTTATTATCCTAATAGTTTTTCCAATGTGTTTGGGCCAGCAATGCCGTCAGCAACTAAGCCGTTAGATGTTTGCCATGCCTTTAATGCACGTTCTGTGCCAGGACCAAATGCTCCATCTGCACCAACGCCTAATGCTTCTTGCATCATCTTAACGCCTTCGCCTTTACAACCTTTACGTAGTACACCAATGTCATCTACATCAAAGTCATCATCACCTGCGTCTTGTGATAGTGTTACTGGACTACCTAGTACTTCCATTGCATTCTTATAACGTGATTGACGATCTGCAAGACCAATGTTACCACCGTTAATAATTTTAGTCATTTTGGTAACGTCATCTGTGTCAGCAATGTTATTAAGTTTCTTTGCATTCCAGAACCAACATGCTGACTCTACAGCACCTTTTGGAGTTGCAACATATTCTGCTGCTTCTTCTGCTGTAATGTCGATACTTTTACCAAAGTTAGTATAGTTCTCACGACCAGTAAGTTGCTTCAGTCCACGCCCACGGAACAACCAACCATCACCTTCGTTTGTATTGCCCATCTTGTACTTACGATACTTGTCGAAGTAAACACGGTTTGCAATCTTTTCTGGATTACGTGCATATTCTGCTGCATTAGCTTTAGGCGCATCACCAAAGTAACGTCCAAACACAGCCTTGAGTGCTTTTTCACTATAGTTTAAATTTTCTTGTAATGAACGAAAGTTGTTTGACTCGTGAGCACATTGACTAAGGAAGTGTGCTACTCGCCTTTTTGTGTTTATCTCATATTTAGGCATAATAGCAATTAGTGCTTCATGCCAATCCTCAACATCTTTATTACCCGGAATAATTTTTCCAAGTTGTTCTTTAGTGAATTCAAAATCCATAATACTTTCCTGTTATATGTGCTACTAGCGTTGTAGTCTTTCTACCACTAATGTGGATCCGTTATTATCAAGTGAAAACTTATTACCAAATTTTGTAATATTGTAATCACCAAGGTATTTACATAAGAATATGACTTCTGCAAAGTCATTAGTGTTTACACGTTCAGTGATGTTTTGAATTGTTTGAAGTGTATCGCCGAAGTCGATAACTTTAAATTGTATAGGATCTGCGTAGATCTTTCTGACCGTTAATACATCACCGGTCATGTATGTTTCTTCTAAGTAACTTTTGTTAAAAAAATTCTTGTAGTTGTTTAAACTAGTTTCAGCAATACCAATGTCGTAATCATTACTGTCTAATGGTATTTCTTCTGATAGTGCGTCTTGCGTTAACTCTTTAGATTTAAAATCTTTATAGTATCTATATTTTAGAGACTCACAGTCGGCAAGGTTGCACACGCCATCTGCAATTTCCATAATTTGTTCTGGTATATGTTTACTACGTTCTATTTCAACAAATACTTTGTATGTACCGTCTGACTGTTCGCCAGCGGTTGCATCAGCGTCAAGTACAAAGTCGTATCCTTTTTCTAAAAAGTTTTCTAAATCTTTAGCGGCTTCTTTTTCTCTTACACTAAATGCAAGAGTAACGATATCTTTGTCATCGCCCATTTTACTTTTAAAACTATCAATTTCAAAAATGTCATAGACCATGTTTTTTAAGTCCGATGCTCGTAATCCCATTATTCTAACTCTCCAACCGGCTCCATTGATGCTTCTACATCAGCGGCTTGCGGCTCTTGTTGTGCTTGTGTGTCAACGGCGTTAGCGGGTTGAACAATAGTGTCTTTATATCCGCCGTATATGTCTTGTAATAGGCTCTTAGGCATTTCAATGTTCACTACCCAAATAGGCTTGCGATCTAATTTGCCTTTTTTAGTACCTGAGCGCATATCATCAGGCTTTGCTATTTTGCGAGGAACAATTATATCATCTTTTTTATATGATACTTTACAGTCATAGTCTACTAAACGCTTGCCTCCCATTGGATCAGGCATATTGCCTCTATCCCACATAAAGGAACAGGTAACTAAGTGTCTGCCTATATCGGGACCTTGTAGTAGTTCCCCATCTTCCCAATTTTTGTACACATATAGATCAAGCTCATCCAGCACTCTTTCAAAGTCTTTTAAGACCTGGAACGCCGTATCACTATTGTATATGTTTTCTACGTTTTTTATTATATCAAGTGTGTCTTGCATTTTATAGTTCTCCGCTATACTTATTTATCAGTCTCGATACCATAACAGATAGTTTTTCTCTTTGCGTCAGATGGTAAATACTTTTGTAGTATAACACTACACCATAATTCCATAGGAGGAAACTTAATGGGAGCAAAGAGGAAATCGCGTAACAACGCAAATCCAAACTTTCAAAATGTCGTAGACATTAATATTCACAAAAAACCACAGAAGCAAATACAAATATTACCCAGAAATAGAAATCAAGAAGCATACGTGTTAAAGCTGATGGATCCTACAAAAGACATAGTCTTTGGCGTTGGTCCAGCAGGAACAGGCAAAACTCTTTTGGCTGTGCAAGTTGCTGTAAAACTATTTAAAGAAGGTGTAATAGATAAAATCATCGTTACGAGACCAGCGGTTTCGGCAGACGAAGATTTAGGTTTTTTACCTGGTACATTAGAACAAAAAATGGCACCATGGACAAGGCCTATATTTGACGTATTACGGGACTACTTTAGTGCCAAGGAAATCGAAGGAATGATTGAAGAACAGATCATTGAAATCGCACCCTTAGCATTCATGAGAGGCCGTACATTTAAAAGGAGTTTTATATTAGCTGACGAAATGCAGAATACTACACATAACCAAATGAAAATGTTACTTACAAGACTAGGCGAAGGATCAATGATGGCTGTCACAGGCGATTTGGCACAAGCAGATAGGCTCAAGGACAACGGTTTATTAAATTTTATGAAACTGTTAGAATCAAGTAACGTATCTTACTTGGACATAGTCCAGTTCGAACAGGGAGACATTGAAAGACACAAGGCTGTTAAGGAAGTTCTCCAAGTATATGGAGACGAATAACTTCTAAAGAATAAGGGGAGCATTACGCTCCCTTTATTTGTATTAATAAGTATTCATTTTTTGTAAAGATACATTCCCAACTAGGCCCTTTTATAGGGGGTCTTCCATTGTTGTCATAGAACGTATGCCTAATATAATAATGACTAAGCCACACTCGCTTTTTGCTATTAGACCAAATAGGCAACCAAGCAAACTTCTTTACATATTGATATTGATCACTAAGTTGTTTGCCATAGTAACCGTGTCCTAGCACAGTTCCTCAGCTAATGGAAACACCTCAGCAATAACTTTTGCACAAGCTACCGCTACGTCCATATGTTCTTTTTGTGTGCCGTTTGCACTACGCAATTCAATATAATGAATCCAACTACGCAATGTACCATTCATGTACAAACGTGTTTTAGTAAGACCTTCGGGCAATACTTTACGTGCTACTTCTTTAGCAATGCCATTAGTAATAGCCCAATCGTATGCTTTACCTGCGGTATAACATACATCTTGTTGCATTTCTTCCCATTTAACAACTAGCTCAGCCATGCCTTCTTCGGACATATCAACTTCAATAGAGTTTTGTCTGTTCTTAGTGTCTTGTAAACGTGCTTCACTTGTAATAAACACTTCGCCCATTTCACCTGGCTCTGCATAACGCTGACTAAACTCTTGAAAAGCAAAACTACGATGCCGCACAATTTGGTGCGCAATGTCTCTTGTAGTTTCAATTTCAATAACAGCATTGACCATCTCTAATGGAGACCAATGTGCATGTTTAATTAAGTATTTGATTAAACGCTCACTTGTTTCTGTATTAATTTGTGCAGCAGGATTTGATACCTTTGCACAAAATGCAACTAGTTCTTGTAAATCTGTTAATCCCAGTGCTTCAAATTCTGGTGTTGCTTTGCTGTAGCTTACTAATTTAGCCATTAGTTAAATCCTCTCCATTACGACCACGTTCTCTGTTTCCATCACCGTTTAATTCAGTCATGTCTTGTTGTTTAGTTTTTTGATCTTTTTTACCAAAGATAGCGTCCCAGTTATCTCTGTACTTTTCAGATGTAGTTTTTGATGTTATACTGTCACCAGTTATATCGTTACGAGCTGCCATTATTTTTCTCTCATTTTCTCGGCGACTTTAAGTTCATACATTTCTTCCCAGTACTCAAAGTCTTTTCTTGGTAAACGGTTTGCACAGTTTTCCAATATGTCTTTCTTGCGAGTATTATCTGCTCCTCGCTTCCATTCAAACTTTTCTTCCATTGTCCGGCCACATGCAGGACAGAATACGCCATTATTATCACATTCAGAAATGCATGGTGATATCACGTTATGTCCTTAACAGGTATTATTCCAAATTCTTCGTATTTATTAGGATGGTGTTCCCACTTTTCTGCATCTGCTAGAGGAGTTTTTTGATCAATAATATTAACGTTCCACTCTGAGACTCGCCTATTGATCTCGTCCCACTTCTCTCGTGCTTCTGGCTGCAACTCATGGTCTGCCACAATAGCATCCACAGGACATTCTGGAACACATACTCCGCAATCAATACATTCGT